CAGGATCGAGGAGATACGCACAGATCAGATACAGATGCAGACACAAGCACAAGAACGCTCTGCTATGTATCAACATGATATAGAGATAGGCAAGGGTGCAAGCCAATGGATCATTAACCTACGAGCCTCTGTACGCCCTGTCGTTACCTATTTATTCGTTTTCCTACTAATCATTGTAGACATCGCCTCTATCTGGTGGGCATGGTCTAGCGGTGTAGCGTTTGCCGAGGCTATTCCAATGGTGTTCGATGCAGACGAAATGCAGATACTTGCTTCTATTATTGCCTTTTGGTTCGGTACGCAAGCCTTTGCTAAGAAATGATTGACCATAAAGTCATTGAGATGATTAAGCACCATGAAGGTGTAAAACAAAAGCCTTACCAATGCCCAGCACTATTATGGACTGTAGGCGTAGGTCATGTTATAGACCCTAATCATGCTAAAGTTCCACTTGCAGAACGAAAGGCTTTACCAATTCCTAGTGGATGGGATAGAGTCTTAACAATGGGAGAAGTCGATGAAATTCTTGCTCAAGATTTGGCGAGGTTTGAAAGCGGAGTACAACGATTATGTCCTAGTGGGCTTACTCCTGGTCGGTTTGGCGCACTTGTGTCTTTCGCCTTCAATGTTGGACTTGGTAATCTCCAAAATTCTACCCTTCGGATGAAACACAATCGAGGCGAATTTGATGGTGCTGCCGAGGAATTTATGAAGTGGAATAAAGCTGGCGGTAAAGAATTAAAAGGACTTACAAACAGAAGAAAAGACGAGAGGGCTTTGTACCTTTCATAGAATCTTGCCGTACTTAAATAAACCTTGTTTCTATTTTAAATTTAGATACAAGTTTAAAAAAAGCGTTAGAAATGCAAACACATTCTTCTGTTCTCATTTCGTGATTTCTTCTCATTATTTTTGTTGGCGGTTTTCCTTCAACAGCAAAATATAAAAAACAATCATCAAATTCTACAAACATATACGCTGGTATTAAATGCGTGTCGGCTTTTTCAGTCATTGCTTTAAATTTTTTATTGCTAAACTGAAAATCCTGAAAAGTTCCAAAATTACAAAATCTTCTGCGATATTCACCAATGGCTATTATTTTGCCATTTCTAAAAAACTCCCAGTCCCAAAAACTCATAGTTCCTTGAGTTTCTATATCTACATCAATATCTACTGTCCTTAACAGTTTAAATCTAGCCTTTGATTGATTTATTTCATCTTCTTTAATTTGATCTGTATTGTAGCGATTTAAACCTTTTTCTAGCATAAAGCTACCCTAATCGGTAGGGGGGTAGCGCTCCTTGTGAAAGAGTGGCATTGCGCCATGTGTCCCGATCTGACTCTTTTCTTAGTTACACATTACATAGTTAGGGCAAATAGTACAGATTGTTACTTTGCCGTTAATAATGTAAGTCTGTGTTTGACACGCATACGCACTACTCATTAGTAACATATATGTTACTACTCCAATAGCTATCTTTTTCATGTTATCTCCAAAAAAGTGGGTACTTTCTTACGATTTCCCCATAAGTGCTTGCCAGCATTAAAAAGGTATTTCATCATCCTGAATCTTAGGCATCTCGTCATCGCCACGAGGCTTAAAGTTTTTCTGCTCTTTTGGTTTGCCAACAGAAACACTCATATATTTGCCCTTCTTTCCTTCTTTGATCCAGGCACTCAACCAATGCTCTCTGCCATTAATCATAATTGAGCCATTGTAGTCAGGATGTTTTTCTGTCTCTTTGCGCTCATTCTTAAACAACGAACCGCTACCATCTTTCATTTCATAAGCCATCATTTCCTCTCTTTCAACTTAGTAATAGTTTCTTCCACTTCTTTCAGGAATCTCTTTACTTCTACTTCCATGTTGTCAATGTATTCTTGGTCTCGATTGACACGCACTACAAACAACTGCAAATCCTCTGGCAACCTAAGATCAAAGCTAACAAAATCACACCACTCTGCGCCTGTACAAGCCATCTGTGCCATCATCTGCGGTATGTGCTTGCTTGGTGCTTTGCCATCATCCATCCAATCTAAATGAGTTGTAGTGTTCGGGCATTTAATCTCAACCAACCCTTTTCCCACAATCCCATCTGGACTACAACCAAACCATTCTACATTAGGATGATCTACAAATGCAACCTGATTAACATTGGTTTCTGTATGCAACTCATAAACAACCCTTGCTAACGCTTCATTGGCAATACCCCATTCTATTGCTGCATTGGTAAACGACTCGCTTGGCTTATTTGTTAGCCTTTGGGCTACCAACTCTATGCGGTAGTTCCTACGACTAGCAGACTCACCAGACTTGCCCTTAGACATAACATCCGCTACTCGGCTTGCAGTAACCTTACCAAGTCGTAGCTTATGCCAATCGTCTGTGCCTTGCACAATCGCATCCTCGTATCCTGGTTGAAATGGAGCTTTTTCCAAGATTTCTTTATATGCTTCTTCTCGATCACTTGTAGTAAAAGTAGCCATTAGTGCGCTTTCTTAATGTCGTTGTCAATCACATCGGGCTGGATAGATTTAGCCAAGTCAGCAGCTAAGTCATAACAAAACCCACTCCCTTCCACTTCTACCATAATAAACGAACCAGTTTGCTTTAACTTAATGGTAGCCTCAGACTCCTCGTCAAATTTATTTGTCATGCTGTTTTACCAAGAACTGTAAAGACCGACACATATCTTCTGCGACCTTTGCTGCTTTTTCTGCCTCTTTCCAATTGCCAGTAAGGGTATGTTTATAAAATAAATTTAATGCTAGTTTTGCATCTAAATACTCTTGGCTAAAGTCATTCATTTTTTTACTCTCTTTATACTGTTTGATGTTCTTTTAATTACTTCTTCTGGGTAACAACGCTGTTGATCTATCATTTTAAACATATATTCAGAACTACAATCATCACACGCAGTACACCTTTCAGACGATCCTCGTTGATAGTATTTCCAATCCCTATATTGCAAGCGATTAAAGAAACAGGCTGGAAACCACTCATTCTCTATCGTCATCTGGAATAGGCTCTTGGTTGTCTTTACGGATTAACTGATTCTCTGTGCCATTAATAATCCATTGGTCTAAAAACTCATCTGACATTAAATCGACTGCGCCATTCCATCCTTGCATAAAATAAAACTCAGCAACACGAATATAGTCTGGCGGTAGGTCTTGGTCTAATATCAACTTATTAAAAGCCTGGCGAGTAAATTTATTTGTTATCATTTTGAGCAACATCATCCAAAGTTTTATTAAACTTAGCTCTTAACTCTGCCCAACGCTGCCTCACTTCTTCTTGCTCACTAGCTGGCACATAGTTGTACAAAAGTCTCCAACGCTTAGTAATATCTGTTCCTGAAGTCGTGTAGATAAAATCTTCCATTATTTCTCCTTTTTACTATATTTAGATTTACTGCTTTTATTAAGACAACTTTCACATTTCCAACGCATTACAGGTCTTAACCTATTGCCAGAAGCTACCAGCTTAAGATTACTAGCTGGCTTCTCAGTCTGACAAGAACTACACCACTTTCTGTCCATCCCAACCTTCCTTTAAATATCCATATTCCGAAGAATCGCATACGGCTCTGGTATCTAAACACACATCGCACTTGTCCACCCATATCCTGTAGTGATGGTCTTTCGGTCTGTGTATTCCCCATTTGTCCCCACATTCTGAACATACATTGTCAGGCTGCTGATCCGCTAGTCTCATTTAGCTTGTCCCTTTGTGCCTGATAAATAGTAGTTAATTGATCTCTAGCAGCCTTATTATTCTGAAGTTCTTTATAATACTTAGCAAAGGCAACTTTAAGTTCGGCAGGGCTATCTATTGCCTGGAGTTTGGCGCAGTAGTCATCTGCGACAGAAGAATCTTCTACATCATTCCAAATATCTTCTCCAGCGTACAAAGACAGTCCTAGACCATGTAGAGCAATCGCCTTGGCTAAAGCTCTCTGCATTGCTGTATTAACTGCAAACGCATCTGGATTAGGTATTGCTTTGTTGCGATAGTCCATTACTGGCAACTGGGCAGTCATAGACTTGCCAAAAGCGTTAACTGTACAAAATACCATTACAGTTTCGCCAAACTTCATTGGCTCGCCATATGACCAAGTAGCAGTAGAGTCATGCTGCAATAATGTGTCTACAGCCCATGCCCAAGAAAGGTAACTCAGTCCATTCTTCTTTTCTATCTTTTCCGATACATCAATCTTTCGTAGTTCTAAATAATTACTCATAACATTGCCTCGTTTTCTGCATCAGATATTGCTTTGTTTTCCCAGTAAGTGTAAATAGCACTTGTAATCATTAAGCCAACAGTTGCTTTATCGCCACGATCCCAAGCATCTTTAATCGTATCCCAATGCTTTGCCAAGGCATCCTCAGTCACAGCCTCGGTAAAGTTATGGTAATCGCTTGGATCGTATTCTTTACGCAACTTAGAATCAACAGATTCTTGAATCATATCGCCATACGCACATTGTTGTTCTACATCAAACGCTGTAGTTCTTTCTTGGTAGTCCATTAGCTGATCCCCCCAGTTTTATAGATATAAGCAAACATAGCTGGTGCAAGCATTAGGATTGCTGCTACAGCTCCCCAAAACAAGTCCTTCCATTCACCTCTGTAGTCTTTCATTTGTTTACCTTTCACAGTTATGAGCAACTGCCCATGTAGAAACAATAATCCTAAATGTAGAGATTTGCAATATAGGGATATACCCTAATGTAGAAGTGTTGTAGAATTACTACTACATAAGGAGAAAACATGGCAGATAAACAACCATTTGACAGGCTATTAGAGGTCTTTGGCAGCTACAAAGGCATATCCGAGGCTCTAGGTATCAAGTATGTGACTGTGTACGCCTGGTTCATGCGTAATGGCATCCCAGAGAAACACCATGACACTATCATATCTAAATCCGAGGGCAAAATTACAAAGGATGATCTTGTCTAGCCTTAATCAAAGGACAATAACCCTACTAGAAGAAAGGGGATATGTGTGCGATACAGTCGAATCTTACAACGCCTTTACGAGGCGAAAAAAAGACTTATTCGGACTATTCGACATACTGGCTATTGGCAAAGGCGAAACTATAGCAATTCAGCTTACTTCCAAAAGCAATATGTCAGCAAGAATAAAAAAAATAAGCAACTCCCCTTTCCTAGCAGAAGTCTTACGATCCAAGTGGAGAATCTTAGTAATTGGGTGGTTCAAAAAGCCCAATGGAAGGTACGATTACAAAGAGTTTGAGTTCTAGTTTATAATTACAGCAGCAGAGTGATGTCTGTTTGGTAAGCGGCTCTATACACAAGACCCTTTTGGGTTGTTCTGAGTGTTTAGTAAATGATTTAGAGCCATTTATTAAGCAACATCACCTTAGAGCAACCTAAAGGGGTTTTTCTATTTTTGCTCGCACCCCAAGCGTATAAAGTGCTTAGATCGGCAGCGTGGGAGAAAAGATAGGCTCACTACCAGGATGGCAAGCCTCGCAGACTTAAATGGGTACTGCACAAGTTTGTAGATCAAGGGTGATATACACATCTACAAATGAACGAACATTATCTTAGGAAGGATTAGTCTCTATATCTGGTAGAGATGGATCAGGTGATAAGGCATATCACCCAAAGTAAGCTATTGTCAAAATGTTACATAAACATTACTTTAGGATAGTTAACGCTACATTTATGTTTCGTATTGTTTACAAAAACCCATAAAAGTGCATGAAATATTAATAAAACTTAGTCATTGCATTTGTAGATAATCTACATTATGATTCTACAAAAGGAGATCAT